ATGATGCTTGTGAGTTTTGCTGCGATGGAAGCAGTTCACCAAGAAGCATATTCTTTACTATTAGAAACTTTAGGTAAATCAGATGATATGTACCAAGAGTTTTTTGATATACAAGCGATGGCTGATAAACATGAATATCTAACTGATTTCAATATGAAAACAAAACATGATATGGCAAAGACTATGGCAGTCTATAGTGGATTTACAGAAGGAGTACAACTATTTAGTAGTTTTGCGATACTTCTAAACTATCCGAGACACAATCTTATGAAAGGTATGGGTCAGATTGTTACATGGTCAATTAGAGACGAAAGTCTACATGTAGAAGGCTTATCAGAACTATTTAGAACTTTTATGAGAGAGAATCCAGAACTGTGGACAGATAAATTAAAGTATGAAATTTACTGTGCCGCAGAGAGGACAGTAGAATTAGAAGATAAATTTATTGACATCTGTTTCAACAAAGTTTCAGTACCAGACTTAACTGCGCGAGAAGTAAAGGAATATATCCGATACATAGCCGACAGAAGATTACTAGGTCTAGGTATGAAGGCTATCTTTAAAAGCACGGAGAATCCGTTGCCTTGGATAGATATGCAAGTTAACGCAGTTGAGCATACCAACTTTTTTGAAAACCGTGCTACCGAGTATGCTAAGGCTAGTACACAAGGAAATTGGCAGGATATATTTAAATGACAGAACAGTTACAACCAACTATCACTATAGATGGAGTTGAGCATGATGTTGAAGATTTAAATAATGAGCAGAAATCTATTATTGGACACTTACAATTATGTGACCAACAGATTTCTCATTATCAGAATATGTTAGCATTAACTCAAACTGCAAGACAGGCCTATATAAATGATTTAGGTAATCAACTTAATACAGCAGAAGATAAAGAATGAATATCTACATAGGGTATGAATCATCTCACCCAGAAATGTTTGAGGTGTGTAAAGAATCTATACTTAGGTTTAATCCTACGCATAAGATTTATCCCTTGATTAAGTCTGATTTACAGGAACAAGGTATCTATACTAGAAAAGAAGAAAGTGCAAGTACAGAGTTTGCTTTCACTAGGTTTCTTGTTCCTTACCTGTCTAACTATACTGGCTGGTCATTATTCTGCGATGGAGACTTTTTGTGGAGATGTGACCCACAAGAAATAGTACATCACAAAAATTCACACAAATCCGTCATGTGTGTAAAACACCCACAATTTATTTTAGAAGATAAAATAAAAATGGACGGAAAAGTAAATAGACCATATCCTAAAAAGTATTGGTCTTCACTAATGTATTTCAATAATGCATTATGTGCCTCACTTAATTTGTGGTATGTTAACAACGCAGCAGCAGTTCACCTACATGGATTCTCATGGGCATTAGGCCATGACTATCCTGGTGACGGCGTTGGTGACTTACCAGCATCTTACAACGCTATGGTAGGTTACTATGATTTTGGTAACTATGCTAAAGCAGTTCACTTTACAGATGGCGGGCCTTGGCTCGGCAATCACAATAATTTTAAACACCCAATATACGAAAAAGAATGGATAGACTTATACGAACAATTCTCAACAAAAACTTAATATTTGTAGGGAACTCAGTAGAAATTTTACAACATAAACATGGAGAGTGGATAGACTCTCATGATATAGTTGTGCGTTTTGGAAAAGGGTATCCAACAGAGGATAAGTGGGAATCAATTGGTAGTCGTACAGACATATGGATATCTGGTTTTCTTAGAAGTAAACATCAAGTATTCTATCCTGATGCAGTCAAACTTTTAAATAGAGCAAGAGTTGATTTAGACAGCGATGTCTCAAAACATAAAATAGGAAAAGACTGGATAACTATGTTTTCAGATTACGAGTTGAAAACTATTTATGAAGAATTCGGTGTGAAAAATAACGACTTCCATGCAAAGCGTCCTTCAAATGGATTTATTTCAATCTTATTTTTCACTCGTATGGTTGATGTATGGAAAAAATTGTCATTGATAGGATTTGACTTTTTTGCCAAGGACGCTGGCTTTAAAGTAGGAAATGCTATACCATATTCTTGGCATCTTCCGATAAATACAGTGAATGAGAATCCTCATATGGGAGCCGATGAACGGGCTTATGTAATGGATTTGGTTCAAAAAAATATTTTGGATTGGAAAATTTTGTCAGACCTCGAGGAAAAATCAGTCGATTTTACCTAACTTATAACCCGCCTGTACTAACTTTCTAGTTGTAACTTTTTGTTTTTCTGATTTTAAAAGAATTTGTTCATTCAATCTAGCATTTCTTAGATTCAATGGTATCTTGTCTATCAAGTTTCCATAGAGTTCAAATGGTGCTGCTAGTTGAATCCCAGTAGGTAATGAATAATAATCAGACATCAATGTACTATGGTCTATATTTATTGAGTATGACTTTCTTAACATTATATTGTGATTGATACAGTCCTTTGGTCCGATAGCATCTAACTTAATTAATTTATCAAGTCTGCCGTCCATGTATAAAGGCATATCAGTTGGTTTGAGTTTCATCAACGCTCTAAAGAATACTACATTACTGCAGTTATTTAGATACGCATCTATTTGTGGTTCGCCCTTGAATCTAGTTGCAAAATGAGTTCCGCCCTTAAAGAACAAATTCCCATCTCTAATCTTCATCAATGCGTCATAGTTTACCATAAACATATCCCAATCATATTGTCTAAATGCTAGTGCTTCATAATCTGCATCAGTTGGATTTGCACTTTGCCCAACTTTATGAGTTATTTTTAGAATGTTATAGTAATTTTTATATGCTGGGTGTTTTCTATACATTAGTTTTCTATTTAGTAACCCAACTTTATTATCAAAGTAAGACTCTGGTGGTATATGACCACTAACCAGTTTACCTGCGTGGAATATATTATTACCTGTAATAACCATAAGTCTTTTACTTGGTCTTTGTGATTCGGGTTTATCCATATACCATCTTCGCATATGAAGTATCATTTTTGCAATATTATTAGTTACTCCAGGTAGTTGATAACATTTTATCTGTCTAAAATTTTCTAATGCCCATTTTACTAAGACATCGTCCCATTCTTCATACTTAAAGTATAGGTGCACGCGGAACTCCTCCGACTTGTCAAGTAGAGACGCTAGTGTGAAAGCAGTGTAGTCTTTCTTATATAATATTGCTATATCTATCATTTGTGTATTTTATACTCCCAAAAATTATCTAAATACCTTTCCATTCTATCTTCTGCATCGTCATCAAAGTCAAATATTATGCCAGACCTTTTTGACGAGAGAATCTTACATATTGCATCGTAAGCCGTGCAGTTTTTTGTATTGCTACATGCTGCATAGAAACTTTCATATGTAACGAGTTTCTTTTCTCTTATCTTTCTAGGATTAGATACTAGTTGTAATTTCTTTCCTAATAATAGTGCTATGATTCCCATTTCACTATTCGGACAGGTCGCTACTTCTTTACAATTAAGTAGTAGTTCATACCCGCCCTCTTTTTTGTGTAAAACATTTTCTTCCCCAACTTCCATGTTCCATTTTGCTATCCAAACAGGAGCAGTTATTGGGTGCGGTTTTACTTTATAACCTTGTTCTTTTACGAGTTCTCTGACTTTTCTAAAGTTAATCAGTGGGCCATGCATTAAGTTACTGCCTGGCGGAAAGACAACTTTATCATAAAACTCTGTATTCCATTGTAATGAATACTTATTTTGCAAGTTTGCTTTTATTTTACTTATTCGTTCTTCATCAATTTTTATGTCTGAATCAACGATACTTTGTAAAATTTTATCATTAATTTTTACTGAACTAACTCTCATGTAAATACCTTTACCAAGAAAGTCAGTATATAACCAACTTCTTATAGTTTTGACTTCATTAGTGTTAAACCATAAGTCATACTCAAAAGGCACTCCTCTATGAGATTCGCGTATAATTCTTTTCTTAAACCTATTTAATACTTCTAAATCTTTCTTAGGTCTAAAACTACTACCTGATTTCATAAAATGAGTTGGAATATCTCCTAACTCTTCATTTATGCTCATCTGTTCAAGAGCCTTGCTAGGTTTTATTTTTCTGCCTTCTTGCACTCTTTAACCTCTTGAATTAATTCAAATAATCTTTTTTCTATATTTTTCATTCGTTCTTCGTTTTCACCTATTGTGTCGAAGATTGCGCTCATCATACTTTCGAGTTTTTTATTTACATACTCGGGAGTAATTTCCGTCTTTCTGTGACTCTCTGCCATTTCTTAACTCCATTGTGAGCCGTCCCAGAAGGAAGCCCCTAAATCGGAGGCGCTTGATACTTCAGTATCGAATATTGTTCCTGCTGAACTGGCTGTTATTCTTTCGTAAACAACTGTATCTGTTGCAGTAGCAAATACTGTTAGATGATCAGTTGTAATTGTTGTGTCTGTTGATTTTGTGGTTTCAAATGTTGTAGTTGTACCATCTTCTTCCGTTCTAGTTGTTTCAAATGTAGTTGTTGTAGCAAATGCAGTTTCAAATGTAGTTGTAGTAGATTTGCTTGTGGCTGTAGATTGAGTTGTAGCAGTAGTTTGTGTAGTATTAAATGTTGTAGAAGTTGTTCTACTTGTATCTGTGCCTCTACTTGTACCTGTTGTAGTATTGGTATTAAATGTAGTTGTAGTAGATTGAGTTGTATCTGTTGACGCAGAAGTACCTGTTGTAATTGTAGTATCAAATGCAGTCGTTGTAGATTTACTTGTTGCTGTTGCTCTTGTTGTAAGTGTTCCAAGAGTTGTAGCATAAGTTGTTGTAGTAGATTGAGTTGTATCTGTCGCTCTACTTGTACCTGAGGAACGAGTAGTATTAAATGTAGTTGTAGTATTTTTACTTGTTTCTGTACCTCTACTTGTTGCTGTTGTAGTATTTGTGTTAAATGTAGTTGTAGTATTTTTACTTGTTGCTGTTCCTCTACTTGTAGCAGTTCCACTAGAAGTATTGAATGTAGTTGTAGTTGCTCTACTTGTACCTGTGGCTCTTGAAGAACTTCTACTTGTACCATACGCTGTTTCGTAAGATGTACCTCTAGTTGTACTTGTATTATCTGTGTAAGCAGTAGTTGTAGTATAAGCAGTTGTAGTACTTCTACTTGTACCTGTGGCTCTACTTGTATTTGTATTGTTTGTAAATCCTGTGTTATCTACATAAGCAGTTGCTGTGCTTCTACTTGTATTAGTTACATTAGTAAATCCTGTATTATCTACATAAGCAGTCGCTGTGCTTCTTGCTGTATTTGTAGAGTTTGTAAATCCTGTATTATCTGTATACGCTGTTGACCTACTTGTATTAGTGTTTCTTGTAGAGTTATATCCAGTGGAGTTTGTAAACCCTGTTGAATTTGTAAATCCTGTATTTCTAGATGTGTTTGTACTTCTAGCAGTATTTGTATTATTTGTAAATCCTGTATTCCTACTCGTATTTGTACCTCTTGAAGTATTTGTATTATTTGTAAATCCTGTATTTCTACTTGTAGCATATGATGTAGAGTTTGTAAACCCTGTTGAGTTTGTAAATGATGTACTATACGAAGTATTTCTAGTTGTAGCCCTACTTGTGTTTGTATTAAATGATTCTGTAACTAAGAATGTTCCACTTTCTTCTTCCTCTGTGGCTAAAGTATATGTTACATTTGTAAATGCGGTGTTATAACTTGTTGACCTAGTTGTATTTCTACTTGTGTTTGTGTTCCTAGAAGTATTAGTATTTCTAGAAGTATT